ACCGTTAGCGTCACAGGCACTCTTCACGAGAACCTTGAGTTTGAAGAACTTCTTGACCTCTCTGCGCTCAAAGGTGCTAATGAGCGGTGCCGCCTGGAGTCGATTTCTTGGGTGATTCAAGAGAAGCTTGGCCTTACGCTTTGGTGGGACAAAGATAATCTTATCCTTCCGCTGGAGAGCAGAAACTTTTTTCGGATCGAAACGCCTCTCAAGCCCCCAGCTCAGTGGGACAGAAAGTTTAGACTCTCAAGTTTTAACTTGACAATCCCTCCTATGCACTTTCTTGTCATACTGGACTTTCACCGATGACAACGCCAGCGTATGTTAACTCTGCCCTGAGAGTACTTCAGCAAGCCTATTTTGAGGCTGGGCTAATTGAAGAGGGCCAGGACCTTAATGGCGAGCAGCTAGCCCGAGGGATGAATCGGCTTAATGATTTGATAAACCTGTGGCAGACGCAGGGTCTGAAGCTCTGGCTGCAGTACGATCTGGCGATCACTCCGACCCAGGGAGTTAATCTTTACAAACTCGGGCCGGCGGCGAACGGCGGCACTGTTATAATGACTCGCCCCACTCGGATTATTGAGGGCTATTATCAAGATTCCAATCTTAATAATCGTCCTCTTATTGCGCTGTCTCGTAATGAATGGGACACGTTGAGTCAGTATTCGACCGAGGGCCAAATTTCTAACTACTTCATCGACAAGCAAGTTGCTACTATGAACGTATACTTCTGGCTCACCCCGGATGCGAATGCCGCCAGCGGCACTGCTCACATGATCATTCAGCAACAGCAGACAAACATTGTCGGTCTTACCGACTCTATGGTCTTTGGGCCGGAGTGGTTTATAGCTCTCATCTGGGCAATGGCTTCGGAGTTGTCAAGAGGGCGGCCGCTGGCTGTTCAGCAGCGGTGCAAAGCGCAAGCTGATGAGTATCGAAAGATGCTTGAAGACTGGGACGTTGAAGATACGGCGACAATGTTTCAGCCTGACTCACGCGGCGAGTACGCCGGGAATAGGTTTACTTGATGGCTGGACAAGCCCAATCAGTTCAGCTCCCTAAGCGCTGGCCGCTGTCTTCGACCTTCCGGTCAAGGTCAAGCGCGACAGTGCTGACCAAAGACTCTCGCCTCATAAATGGCTACGCAGAGTACGATCCTGAGACTAAAGAGTATCAGATCTGGAAACGCCCTGGTACAAAGTCTACAAACCTTGCCGGCAGCTATCCTAATGGCTGTGGCATTTATACTGACCCTGCGAGTGGCTATATTCTGTGGGTGGCGATGTCTGGACTGGGCGGCGGCAACACCGCTTATCTTTATTGTAGCGGCACCGGCACACCGAGCACGCCGATCTCTACAATCAGCATGCCTTATAACTTTCCCAGTCAAGTCTCTTTCTGCACTCTAAACAGTAGTCCTCAGACTGTCATGGTGATGACAGGTCAGGCTGGCTATAGTGTCAATCTGTCAAGTTTTGCAGTAACTAAAATTACTGATGTCGCTTTTCCTGCGGTTACTGTTCCTGGCTGGGTGTATCTCGATGCCACGCTCTACTGCATGGACCCGAGCGGCAACATTTGGAATGCCGCCGATCTGAACAACGGAACCGTTTGGACTCCGGCGAGTGAAATTCAAGCCGACAACAACTCCGAGTTAGGTGTGTGCTTGACCAAGCAGCTAACTTACGTAGTTGCTATGAAGCAGTCAATAACTCAGATATTTTACGATGCTGGCAATGCCACCGGCTCGCCGCTAAGCGTAGTGCCTGACGCACAGATCCCTCTTGGCTGCTTGAGTGCTAACTCTGTAGTTTCCCTCGACAGCACAGTCCTTTGGGTTACTGCTACAGCTAGCGGCCAGGCTCAAGTAGCTCGATTAGACAACCTTACGCCAAAGGTTATTTCTACTCCAGCAGTCGAGCGTGTGTTAGATTCGATTTCGTTCTTTGGCGGAAGCCTAGGCGAGAGCGGGGGATATCTTCCTACTTATGGAATCTGGGCGTTTCCAATCAAGCTTGGTGGCCACCGATTCTACGTTCTCAATCTGATTCAGAACAACATTACTTTGGTCTACGACATTGATCAAGATTTGTGGCAAATCTGGACTGATCAAAACGGCAATTACTGGCCATTTGTAGCGTCTGCCTACAGTCAGGCCGGCGTCAGCCCATTTGAGACGAGCAAGATTCTTCAGCATCTCTCCAACGACTCACTCTTTTATGTAGACGGAAATTGGAACTACACGACTGACAACGGCAGTCCAATTGTTCTAGACCTCTACACTGGAAACGAGGATTTTGGAACGATTCGCGATAAAGATCTCTCAATGATCTACTTCAATGGAGACAAAGTTGCAGGATCAAAACTCCTCGTCCGGCACTCAAACGATGACTATAACACCTGGAGCAACTTCCGAGAAGTTGATCTATCACTCAACAAGCCGCGATTGTGGAACAACGGCAGCTTTCACCGCCGAGCTTATCACCTACGGCATTCAGGCAATACTAGCTTTAGACTTCGGTCTATGGATCTCGAGATGGATCTGGGTGTAGAATGAGCATTTCTCAGATTCCACAACAGCCACCCAGAAGCTTTCCTGTGCTTAATGAGAGTGGTGGGTTTACAAGCAACTGGGTTGGTTGGTTTCAAAAGCTGACTGCTGCGCTCAACGGCAATATCAACTCTGGATTCAGCGGCACAATCACCACAGCAAAGCTTACAAACACCGGCGCCACCGGCTCGATGGTTTTCAAAAACGGTATTCTTGTATCGGAGACGGCGGCGACATGAGTGTCACAATTTTGACAGAGCAATTTACTCGAGAGCTGATGACAGAGATGTTGCCGCTGGCACAAGCCTGCTGGGATGAGAGCAGTGCTGATAAAGTCAAAAGGTGCTCGTTCGACGGCGATCGCGATATTGCTGTTGAGCCTGACGTTGATACTTACCTCCACCTAGCGCTTAAAGGCAACCTTATACTTGTAGCTATGCGAGAGGGCAAAGAGCTTGTTGGCTTTGCAACGGCAATGCTTTATCACAGTATGCATCACCGCCGAGTGCTCTGTGCGTGCGGCGACGTCTTTTACGTTAAGCCTAAGTATCGCGGGCATGCTTCAAAGCTTCTGGCAAAAGTTGAAGAGGAATTCAAAGCCGCCGGCGTTGTTGGTGCAGGATGGCCTTGCACTATTGACGGACCAGTCTATAAACTTCTAGAAGTCAGCGGGTATAAAGCTGATGATTGCATAATGGAGAAGCGTATATGTGCATTATCTTAGGAGCTGGGCTTGCTCTTTCTGCCGGAGTGTCTGCCTACGGCGCTTCTGTTCAGTCTGGAATTGCCTCTACGCAGGAAGGAATTGCAAAGACAACTTTTGCGGAACAGCAAGGCTATGCACAGCAGCTTCAGCAATTGATCGCCAACCCGAGCTCTGTTACTAGTTTGCCTGGCTATCAGTTTCAGTTTAACCAAGGCAGCCAAGCCGTGGCGCGCCAGATGGCGGCGAGCGGGTTTGGTGGCTCAACAAATGAGGCTAATGCGCTTACTCAGTTCGGCCAAGGCTTAGCCTCGAGCTTCTATGGCCAACAGACAAGCTTGCTGGCTAGTCTTTCAGGCCTTCAGACTGCCGCCAGCACTGCGCAAAGTGGTGCCGCGGCATCAAGCGCGGCATCGGCAAGCTCTTCTCAGTTAAATAGCCTACTTGCCAGCCTTGGGGTGCTTGGTGGATTGGCTGGTGGAAGCTTTGGCGCCAGTGGTGGGGCTGCCGCCGGGGGCGGATTCTCTAGTTCTCAGTGGGCAACTGGTAATGGTGGCGTAACAAGTCCGATCGGCGTTACTCTGGCCTAGGAATTAAAATGGCTGACAATTTTGGCGAAGGACTTCTTGAAGGACTCCAGGGAGCGCAATCGCTCCAGACTGGCAAGCTTCAGCAGCAGGGCTTGGCGCTTCACAATGAGCAAGAAACCCTTGCGCTTCAGCAAGCCAAGATGATGATGCAGATTCAGGGCCAGGTTGCCAAGAAGATGGCCTCGATGAATCAGGGTGCCAGTGGCACTGAGTCACTTCAGGAACAGTCAGAACG